TGACTCGAAGAAACTTAAACCCAAGGAATCTGAGAAGTTTAACGTGGGCAACATTACGTGCATCCACGATATTAAAGAGCATCTTCTCTTGTCTGCTCTCAATAAAACGTTTGGCTTCACGTGCAAAGGTAATTGGGTACTCTTCAATGGCTGGAGTGCAAAGCATCCAGATAGCTCCATTAGAATGAATACCAGCCATTCCGGCAGTCTTGCCGTTTGGCACGGTGAAATACACGCAGAAGCTCTTAGAAACGGCTTCAGGGATCACGACCATGGGATCATACCCGTGACCCTCTACAAGCTCTCTACGGTCCTCGTAGAGCAGGTTAGAGGCCACCTCAATGGCAGCCTCAACCGTAGCTGGGTGAATGTACTTAGACACTTCGATAATACATAGGGGTATAGATACCTTCCCATTCCATTGAATACAGTGTAGTAGGAGAGGGGTGTTTAGAAGATAATTCTAGATTAAAGTTAGTATTTTTATCGTAGACAGGAATAGTTTGTGTAGCTTCGTCAAGAATAGAATCTCTGTTAGCTACATAAGTACCTGCAGTAGCAGATTCAAATGTGATTACACGGTCATCCCTACCAAAAGATTTTAGAGTAGCTTCGTAATAACCTGAATCACCAAGCGTAACTTTAATTCTACTGAGAGTTAGAGACCCACGAGTGTCAGCTTGAAGTGCTCCAGATAGTCCACTCTTAGACGTGGGATAAATAGTCGGGAACTCGATACGCATATCAAATGTGTAACCCAACGCAATAGGATCATCAGTCCAATCACCAAGCAAACTGCCATTTGCACCGTCAACAGTAATGTCACCAATACGTCCAGGCTCGTTACCCATGCTAAATGCTTGCAACTCTTCGTCAGCAAAGACAGGGATTGGCAGGGTAAACGTAGTCCTGTTGGTAGACTCAGTGTAAGTCATGTCTGCTGCAGCAACTGACTCATAATAGTCGAAATGAATTCGGTAATCGTTGTCAGTAAATGTAGTAGTATTTCGCAGAGGACGTATGTCACCGCGTACCAACCTAACATTACCATCATCATCTTCCAACGCCGCATAGTAACTATCCTTAATTAGCGCATGATGAACAACATTACCTAGCATAGTCCAGTAGAACCAAGAACTAAGTATCCGTTTTTCTCCAGTATTAAAATACTTATAGCACCAGACAGTATTACTATCCCGCTCACAAGCCATGATCAAATCATTCTCTTTTGAGTCGGTAATTAGCTCTAAGTTTTGTGGGAGGAGTGTACCTGCAGATTTACTTTGTTCAATAATTTCGGGGTCACGATCGACAGTGATGTCAACCATCTCGTAGAATCTACTGTATAACCCAGAGTCACTAAAGAAACCAACGTTGGTTCCAAGAGGAATCGGACGAGTGTTTGCATTGAACGAGTAACCTCCAATATTACTAACCTTTACAGTTAGAGGTGACAGCAAATCATTATCTGTTCGTACCAAGAACTGTTGGTTAGGACTGACAACAAGAAGACCAGCACCTAACACCATACCACTATGCAACAAGGCAGGTACAGTACTACTAACAGCTACGTTAATAGGATCGTCATTGGCAAGACTTAAAGCAGATTTACCAAATAGGTTGAAATAATCACCAGTACGAGACATGGTAACATACTCATCACTCAGGAAAACAAGTCGATCCCTAAAGAACAACATGTTTTGAATAGGTCTACCAAACGTACCGCCAGGTCGTGGCAAGAAGTTAGGGCGTGGGTTAGTCAGTTCATCGCCTGCAATTCGAGGCTCCCATTTCAATGGAGATACCAAGAATTTGTTAATAATATTACCATCGTTATCCTCCCTTGTTTCAGACAATTGAAGGATAGCATGAGGCATAGACTCTGAGTTAATCAGGTTGGGAATGCCAGGTTTAGCGCACTCTTCCCAAACACCGTCACCATCTTGTCCAAAATTACCTTCAAACCTGACGTAGTAATCATCCTCTAATTCAAAGCTGTTACGAACACGAGCAATGTAACCATGCTTACATTGATAAGGCAGTGCAGCAATGTTGTTAACACCACTAACAATATTAGTACGAACTAATGTTCCACCAGCTCCATCGGTAGTAGTATAAGTACCATCATTGGTAGCTGAAATAATCGACATCAAGGTCGGGTCGTCACTGCTTACAGTAAATGGTTCGTCAGAAGTAACATAAATACCATTACCAACAACTTCAGCAGTAAGACCAGTCAGACCATTAATAGAAGACTCTAGGTTACTAAGGATAGTATGAGCTTCAAGAGCACTTGCAGTGTAGCTAGCCAAACCAATGCTAGCTCGCACAGTACTACGACCAACACTGGTGACAGTGTAGCGGTAGTTGTTGCCAGGGAAGCCATAGCCTGCGGTAAACGAATCGCCAACTTGGAATCCAGTACCACCGTTGGTTAACGTAACAGACACTGAATACTGACTGGCAATGTTAGGAGCACCAGGAATAGGATCCCGAGCATTGACAGACTGACAAGAGACAAGACCGTAGAAGCTTGCGCCAGTACCACTACCAAACGAAACGTTTTCATGGACATTGGTACCTGCCCGAGCACAAATGTTTTCTTGGTCAGTATGTAAATAACCATCCCAACCATCAAACGAGACACTCATGCTAGAGATAGAAGTAGTCTCTACAAGGTTGTCATCACCGTCTGAATTAAGATCGTTAAAAGCTAGACGATAAGGTTGGCTAGTAGTAATAGCACGTAATTCAATAAAAGCTTCATACGGACGAGCACTAACGGATTCGCTAGACATCGACGGAGTAGCTTTCCTGTTAGTGACAAACGTGTAGTCGTTAACAGTTAGTACTTGCAGCTGGTTGTTTTGTTGATGAATAAAGTAATCTTCACTAGCCGCAGTGTTACCTGAATCATCATAATCATCCAATTCAGCAGGACTCAAGGGTACGTCAGAATAGGTAACGTCTTGAGCTACACCAGTATAAAGATCCCAAATAAAAACTTGACCAGTTCTGGTAATCTGACCAATGTAGCGTTCAGAACCAGCAAGTGGGTTATTCTTATGAATATGGAACCACGTACCAAGAGCGGTAGTGGTAAGATCAGAAATGTATTTAGTGCCAGGTCTTTTTAGCAGACCCAGAGTAACGTCGGGTAGGACATTCTCAGCATCACGAACTTGCCCAGGAACCTTAAGCTCATCGGGTTGATCGGACATCCCAAGAATGTACCTAGGAATTTTTTGCGCGATGCTTGTCATACTACTCGATTAAGTCCTTGATGTGGTTTGTAAGCAGTGTAACCAGTTTCGTGACCAAAACCAAACATGTTGTAGTCACCTTGGTTGCATTCGTATTCAATGCAAGCAGCCCGTGCTTGAGCTTCCTGAGCGGCTAGAAGCTGCACCAATTGAGGGTTACCTACCATTTGAGTGGCAGCTCGTACACCAGCCTTGTAGGTGGCGTAGCGTTTGAATACAGAAGGCAGGTCTTCATAGTCAAAGAACCAGACAATATCAGCTGCAATATCATCGTCCCATTCAAACGTATGGTTTACTTTATCATACAAAAACCCATCACGTTTAATAGGATCGTAGTACTTATTTGTTTGACCATCATTGAGATCAACACGAAGCATATTGTTAGGAATAGCAATTTTATTATTTTCATCACGCTCTAGCGGGTAATGCAATTCAGTATTAAAAATCCAACCTTCATTTTGAATATCTTTACTAGCTTCTCCAAGCAGTTGATAAATAAAAGAAATTTCTGGATTAGTAAAATCTAGTGTAGTGATCGGGGCCTGACCAATGATCCCCAGGATTGAGTTTACACTGGAGAGTTCGGTCTCAGAATCAAATTGTGTGGGGAACGTCATATTAATAAATAAAAAAAGGGGCTCCCGAAGGAACCCCCAGATAAATTAAAGATCAGTCAACGACCAGATCAGTACGGGTAACAGCGGGGCTGTCAGCTTCAACACCAGGGTAAGCGAAACGCATACCTTGGGTCACGGAGTAAACCTCCGAAGCAGAAACAGCATTACCGAAGCCCGAAGAAGTACGAGCGACAGAGTGACGGACAGCGACACCTTCCCCATCAGCAGCCAAACCCTCAATAGAGAAGTTAGAGCTGGCAAGGGAGCCAGTCTGGTCAGCAATAGCATCGACCAGCTGAGCAACGGTTACGCGACCAGCCACACCGTATTCGCCTACGGTAGCAGCAGCATTAGCCATTTAAATCACCAAGATTGTGGGAGCGTAGATGCCTCGGTAGTATCACCTTCAACACCACCAGACACAGTACGACCAACTTCCAAAGGGGAAGGAGGGTTCAGAGTCTGGGATTTGGTCAGTCCAATACCGGGATCAATTGTAACAACTTCAGAAGTACCAGGATTAATCATGTTGGTACCTCGTTATCAAACTGCAGTCAGTTCAATAGCAGCAGCGGGGTTCAGCCAGTCGCAGCCCATGGCAAGACGACCGATGATCAGGTCGCCCTGATACATTGCCTTCACGTCACCGCCAGTGGTTTGCACGGAAGGACCGATGGCTTCGACAACGCCAGCAGCGTCACGGCCATAGATCAGACCGCAGTGACCAGCGAAGTTGCCACTGTAATCGTTGTTCTCACCGTTCACGCGAGCAATGGTACCAGCATCGAAAGGCAGGTTGTTGCTGCGACGGATTTGGATACCGGCGATCTCATACAGACCCTCACCGCTGTTCAGGCTACCGGAGGTAGCGCCGTAGTCACGGTTCAGGATGTTGGTGTCAACTTGAGACACGAGAGCGTAGTACTGACGCGGGGACAGCACAGCGGTACGACCTTGGGTAGGAACGTTCTTCTCGTCCAGGATCGAAGCAGCTTCAAAGAAAGCGTCAACGATAGCCTGAGCGTTGAAGGCGTTACCAGTGCCAAGGTTGATCACAGAACCGCCAGGCTCGGGACCAGGAGCGGCAGTGATGGGGTGTGCCTGACGAGCAGCCAGAGCAATAGAACGGAAGACTTTCTTGTCATAAGCTTCAGCCAGAGCGTGACCGATCTTAGCAGAGATCTCGCTACGCAGCGAATAATGAGCAAGGGTCTCATCGAGATCATACAGGAAAGCGGAGCTAACCAGCAGGTCATCCATGAGGATGGTCTTCTCAGCCACCGGAGGATCACCGCTACCGAGGATAGGGGTGCCAGGGGTGTGGTAGGCAGCTTCCATGCGTCCAGTGTAGATGAACTGGAGGCTCTTACCGTTACGCAGGGTACGGTTTTGGACAGT